TTTTTTTTTTCAAGCAGAAGACGGCATACGAGATCGTGATGTGACTGGAGTTCAGACGTGTGCTCTTCCGATCTTAATGAGCCAAGGCTTCCAAAGACATTGTTCGTCCCGCCGCTGGTATCCCTTGGCGTCCAACTTGTATTAGATGGGCTCCCCGCGTTAGACGCGCGCGTTGTCACCGTGCGCGTTGCAGGGCTGCCGGCAATGGTTCCGTTTACCGTTGAGACAACATCCACAACTGGTGCGTAGTGTCTTAGCTTGTGGTGAACCCTGAGCGCCTCTGTTGACGCAACGGTGATCGTCGTCGGGTTCCCGGAGCTGTCTCGGATCAACTCGCGCGAGAACACGTTGGTCCCAGATGATCCGCTTGGGGCTATGGCAATCTCTGCCATATTCCCAACTACGGCGCCAGTCGCAAAGTCGTAGCGTAGGTAGGATTCCTTCCAGTACGGAGCCGTTGAGTCGTTCCCTGTCTGTGAGATGTTGACAGGTGCGGTTGTTGTCCCGGCGTGCCAGTTTTGCAGTGTCGTGTCCGCATCTGTCGGGGCAGCGTTGCCTGTTCCTATTTGGCATCTTGCGTACCGAGTGGAAGTCGTGGCCATCATGTCGAGGCCGACGTTGGTGATGTGGTTGTGGAACCAGTCCGTCAGCCAGCGTGAGCGGCCATCCGCGTTGACCGCCTCCAGTCTGAAAAACCCTCCTACACCGAATGATACAGGCAGTTGAATGGCGGACTCTCGGTACTTGCGAATGCGCGGCGCGCCGATTCCATGTTCAGGTAGCCAGATCATGCTGCACTCAGGTTGAACGAGAGAACGTCAGCGCCGATCTCAACGGATTCGACCGGCCAGTTGAGGTAATCGACAGGGAAGTATTCCTCGCCCAGGACGAACGACAGCACGTCGGCGCCGATCTCCATGTCCTCGTGAAACTCCGCACTGGTTTGACCGGACTGCAGGTAGTTGTAATCGACCGGGAAGTACTGCTGCCCAAGGACGAACGACAGAACATCTCCGCCGATCTCCATGCTTTCGTGGTAATCGGCCGTCGTCTGGCCTGATTGCAGGTACTGGTAATCGACCGGGAAGTAGACCTGCTGCAGGTTGAAGCTGACGACATCTCCGCTGACTTCCAGACTGTCTGTCGGCCACGCAACCGTCCCGACCCCAAACACCGAGAACGACACGCTGAGGCTGTCCGTCGGACGGACGGGGTAGGGGGGTGTGGTGAGGATTGCCGTGACGACCGGACGCAGCAGTTTGCGGACGTATCCGTATGGCAGCTTTCTTTCCACACGTCAGGCTCGCACCGTGCCGTAGGCGTACGCCTTGCTCTGTCGCTCGGCCTCCTGCGCCGCAAGAAGGATGTCTGCGGTCCACAGCTTTTCGTAGTGATCGGCAAGGTCCGCGTCGAACCACGGTGCGGCCTTCATCGAAAACAGTCTGAGCAGTGCGCCGTAGGAAATCGTGGTATCCCACTTGCGCAGTACGGAATCCGGAATCGTGGTGGCGTCCGTCTTCGTGACGAGCACGCAGCGCACGAGCAGGCTCAGCAGCGCGTCTGCCGCCGTCGGCGACCAGCTCAGCTGAATGATGTTCGGCGGCTCGAACATGTACCAGCCGCGGGTTTCCGGTGCGACTTCTTCCTGAGTCGCAGGCGTCAGGTAGTCGGACCCCAGTTGCGCGGCCTGGATGGCGAAGACTTCCGTATCCGTCGTCAGGGCGATGAGCGCATAGGCGTCCGTGCCCTCCACGACACCGGGTTCTACGGTTTCCCTCAGCCAGTAGGTCTTGCGCATGAACTCCCGAGCTGCCCAGCGCAGGGCATCCCGGTAGCCCTTGTCGGGCAAGGCTACCGCGACCCGACCGCGGATATCATCGATCAGGGAGTCGATCGTGGCCATGATTTACGGCTTCCCGAGTGCGTCCGGAACCTGGACGGCTGCGGCTTGGTCCAGCGGCGCGAACGCCGTGGTTCTCTGCAGCGTGATGCCTGTGGCCTGCTCGAACCGCTGCAGGAAGAACGCGGCTTTCGGGTATTCGCCTGGGAGGAAGTTCTTCAGCACCGCGTATCCCACGATGTAGTCGTGGATCGGCGTGTCGTACTTGTCATCGACGGCAATCGTTGCCGAGTCGATGTTGCCGGCTGCAACATCCGGCGGATCGGCAGCGTAGACCAGTTGCACGTACCATGTTCCAGTCGGTCTTGGGTAGGCCCAGAACACCTTCGGGTCACGGGGGTCGTAGATGATCGCTTCCACGGCCGTCCCGGTTGTGCTCGGCCAGTTTGGATCGATGCAGGCAATGGCCATGCGCTCCATGAACTCTACGGCACGGCCCGGAGTCGCCCCGTCCGCGCCCAGGTTGTGCGGCACCGACAGCAGCAGGGTCCCGCCGGCAGGCAATGTCTGTTTCGATCCTGAGGCAAGCTGGAACGACTCGTTCTTGGCGTAGGCGGAAGGAATCGCCGCGCAGATCGCGCGGATCGCGGCATTGGCCAGCGGCAGGAGCTCGAGCGTACGGTCCCAGCCCGCGTCGACGCCTGACGTTTGCCCGACCTTCAACTCAAGCAAGGTGCGTCTGGCTCGATCTACAATCGAGCCGATGACTATCGAGCCCATTGTTTTATGCCGCCTCTGACGACATTGTTTGCATCAGCTTTTCGTAGCTGATGCCAACAGACGACGTCAGCATGCCGAGGAAGATTTGTGACTTTGGTTGGTCCCCCGATCCGCTGTTCTTGAGCAGCGCGTACCCAACGATCCCATCGTGAATAGCGGTCGTATAGACGTCATCGACTGCAATCTTCCCGTTGTTTGGATCGTCCATGTTCGCGCTGGCAATCTCCGCGGGGATTGCGAAATAGGAGAGTTGCACGTACCACGTACCTGGCGGGCGAGGGTATGGATACCAGACCTTTGGGTTTTCTTTATCGATCAGGCAAAACTCTACCTGCGATCCAGTCGCCGTTGTCCACGCCGTGTTCACGGACGTCATTTGCGCGCGATCCCGCATGACGACGGCGCGACCCACTGTAGCCCCGTCTATCCCGAGGTTGAATTCGACTGCACGCAATGCCTGCCCATCATCCGGCAACGTCTGCTGGATGCCGTTCGTGAGCATGTGACTGACGGTTTTGACGTATGCGCTCGGCCTGTGCACGCAGATCAAACGCTGCACTGCATTGGCGATTGGCAGGAGTTCGAGTTCGCGGTCCCATCGATCGTCCGGGGACGTTGATTCGCCTACGCCAAGCTCAAGCAAGGTCCTGCGCGCCTGGTCGACGATCGTGCCGATGACGAGCGTGCCCATGTGTCAGTCCTCTTCCGCGTTGCGCCTGCGGGCGCCGCCATAGTTGCCGCCGGGAACGATGCTCAGGGATGACGAACGGGTGTAGTCGTTGAGCCGTTCCGCTTTTTCCTTGCGCTTGGCGCGTTCGTACTCGCCGCGGTAGTACAGCCCGGCGTCAGGGTTGCTCCATTCCTTCGCTGGGATGCTCAGCAGCCTTGCCAGCGTCCCGGCTCGCAGTGCTTCGAGGTTGTCTTCGTACAACTGATCCGGCAGCGTCTTGGCGTCCTGCGTCGGCTTGAGCGCGACCGTGATGCCGAGGCCGGACGTTATGTTTTCCGACGGCGTCAGGGCAATCCGAATCGTCGTTCTGTCTGGCAGGTAGTACCACTGCGCCTGAGCTGCTTTCGTCGTGCTCAGGCGCCAGCCGTCTTCCGTGTCGTCCAGGCGGCGTTCAGTGGTTGGAAGCAGACGAATGCCGTTGGCTGATGCATAGAGCACGGTCGCTATTCGACTGTCCGCCGGCGGTGTCATGGTGTATTCAGCCGTTCCGTCGACGATGTTCGCGTCGTTCAACTCAACGCGCCATGTCAGCGTGTAGTCGCAAAAGTCGATCGCCGTGAATCGAACCTCACGTTCTACCAGCGGCATCGGCGCGCCTGGGACATCCTTGATTGCGTCGAGCGCAATCACGTTGAGCGCGGTCACGACAGGCCCAGGTCAAGAACGATCGTGTACGTCGCCCCGACCGTCGCGTTGTTGGTCGTGAACAGGATATCGCCCGTCCCGCCAGCCGATGACGGGTCTTGCACACCGCCGTATGGCGTGAAGTCCAGACAGCCCTCGCCCTGCAGTGACAGCACGCGGTCATCGGTCATGTGGTCGAACAGCACGCTCACCGACATGCCGACCACGGAATACGTCACCTTGTTGATCTTCACCTTCGCTGGAGAACCGGGCAGCGCAGAGATATCCACCTTCTGCACTGCCGATTCGCCGGTGCTGTCAGACACAGAAGTGAAGGCCATGACGACGCGCTTCTCACCAGAGAAGAGCGTCTGACTCGTTACGGAGTCGGCCATGTCAGCCCCCTATCAGCGTTCGATCGCCGCGAAGATGTAGTCCACGGACATTGACTTGGCCACCGCTTCACCGTTCTGGATGCCGAAGGAGATGGTCAGTTCTGTGTCTGGCAGATAGGACGACGCATCGAGCGTGCCCTTGTGCACGTCATCGACGAAGTACTGGAGATTGCCTGAGCCGTCGTAGTACCAGGCAACTTTCAGATAGGTGTCATCGGCCACCGTGGCGATCGCCGTGGCGCTGGTCGAGCCGGTCGTGGCGTCCTTGCGGCAGTAGATGTCGAGGTTGGCGTCGCCGTCGTCCTTCATGAAGTAGATGCCGTCGGTGGCATCCAGCGGCGACGTGTCGGTGACCTGCAGGCCGATGACGAAATCGCTCTGCGTCGCATCCGAGACTTTGAAGCGGGCTTTGAAGAAGGCGCGCTTGCCGGCGGCAAGCAGGAACGATTCGCCGACCTTCTGGAAGAAGTCCGCGTTGTCATCTACCGCGTCATTGGTGATCAGCAGCACACCGCCATCGGCGTCTGCCAGTGCTTCGGTTGCGTTGCCCGGCGTACCTTCCGTTGTGGTGATCGTCCAGTCGGCCGCGACGAAGCGATCGAAGTCGTCGAAAAAGACGTGCCACTGGGTCGGGTCTGGCATGCCAAACATGCCAAGGGGATTGGTCGGCGTGACGTTGGTCACACCGGAGGGGAATCTTGCGGGAGCAGCCATGTGCATCTCCTAACGTGTGGCGACACGCTCCGAAGAGCGTTAAGAGAAAGGGGCCGGAAGGACCGGCCCCAATGAAACAGCGGTTACGCGCCCATCGATCCGTACACCGAGCGCCAGTCCGTCCAGCCCTCGCTGTACCGCTCGCGAGCGCGATAGAGGAAGTTCCCGGTCTTGGAGTCGATCGTGACCTTGGGCATGACCAGCTTGGTACGGTTGAGGACCTTGAGGCCTTCCGGGCAGTCGGTCTTCACGAACCACGCATCTGGATCCGTCAGGTTGGTGAGCACCACCGGCTCGTTGCCGAAGACGCTCTTGGACTTGATGGCGTTGATGTCGTTGTTCGCGGTGCCAGGCTGTTTGTCGGATCCGAGGATGCGACGCGCGTTGTACTCGTTGTCCGGCGCGACGATCAGCTGCATGGCCTTGATCATCTTCGGCAGGCCGCGGTCATCCTTGGCCTTGCGCACCTGGATCAGGATTTGCTCCAGCGAGCTTTCCGACAGATCGGCGGCCGTGGCGAGCATGTTCGACGCCGTACCACCTCCAACAAGAGGATGGTCGGTCGCGAGCAGGCTCTTTCCGTCACCGCCGGTGTACCCCGAATCGGTGGCGTTGTTGAGGACGTTCGCCGCGTAGACCTCCTTGGTCTGACGCATCGACCTGGCCAGGGCGCGGGAATACTTGGCGCCCAGGCTCATGTAGCGATTGTCCTCGATCGCCTCTTCCGTCACCTGGAAGGACAGCGCGACGATGCGGTGGGTGTACCGCTTCGTCCAGCCTTCCTGGCCCTGGTCCTCGGCGTACTCGCCGCCCTCGGCCTTCTCCGACGCATAGCCGAAGCCGACCAGCAGGACATCTTCCTCGTACGCCTTCTCGGACGTTTCCACGTCGAAAACGCGAGAGAACTCCTCGGGATAGTCGCTGTACTCCAGCCCGAAATGCGCATTCAGCCCATCCTGCAGGGACTTGGCGAACTGCGCGCGTGTCATGATTGCCATGGTGATTCTCCTTAGTTGCCGCCGACGCCAGCCACGACGCCCTTGAGCGCGTGTTCAGCGAAGACGACTTCGATCTTGGCGTAGGCGCCATACGCGTTATCCACGCGCGGGACCAGTCCGATGATGCGCAGTGACGCGTTGCTTGCAGCTGCAGTGGCGGTATCGGCGTAGGCTCCGGAAACCCCTGTGACGGTGCTGCCGGTACCAGCCGCCCAGTCCACGAGCTGGCCAACGTCGGCCGCGGCGATCGTAGAGACCTGCATCTCGAACACGATGTTCGGATCGTCGTAGACCAGCGCAACGATGTCGGTCGCCGTGGTTCCGGCAGGCCAGTACTTCGAGAACTTCTGATTGCCCTGCGAATCGACGTATCGGCAGCCGGCGAAGACGCCGATGCTGTCCACGTTGTCCTCCGGGGCGAGCTGGATGTTCTTGCCCGTGCCCGTCATCTCCACCGGATCACCGAAGAAGATGTTGGCGTTGTAGGCAGACGCGATGCTGTACTCAGACAGGCGGATCATTCCGCCCGTCATGTGCCGGCGGGCGCGAAACCCGAACGGCGAATTGGTGTTGGCCATGATGTGGCTCCTGAAATCGGGGCACAAAAAAAACCGGATCGAGTCCGGTTCATCGTGCAGGTTGAGAAGGTGTCAGTCGTCCTGAATGGCAGGGGCGCGACCGCGCTCTACGCGCGAAGAGTTTTCGACATCCGGTGCTGTCATCCCGGAGCGTGCGCCGCCAATGCCTTTGTATTCGGAAAACAGGTTGTTCTTCACCGCCCGTTCCCGTTCCCGCCGATCACGGCGTTTCACATCCGCCTCGCGAGCGTTCAGCTCGTTTGGTCTTTCCATCAGCACCATGTCATGAGTGCCGATGCAACCACCCAGCCCCTCGCGCTGAACAGTGAGCCACTGCAGAGCCTTTGGAACCGATGACGGGCTCCGCGGAGCCCAACCGCGGCGCGCGGCCGCGAACAGATTGTGCGCGTCGGCGTCGTTGCCCTTGCGCGTTCGGACCCAGCGTTGCGCAAACCCGGGCCGTGCCTCGATGTCTGGCAGCGGGCCGGTCGGCTCGAAGTTCACCAGATCATCGTCGTGCACGCCCATTGCGTCACGGGATTCCTGATCGCGGCTCAGGCGGGTTGTGTCGTCTGCTCTTGTGCGTGTCATGTGATGATGCTCCCGTCCGTCAGGACGAAGCGCCCGACTTGCGGGCGAGGTATGCCGAACGATGCTTGACGTTGTTCGGGTCCAGCCCGAACGTGCGCATCGTCTGAATGTCGTATCGGGTCAACGATCCAGTCTTTGGCTTCGGTGGAGGTTCACCACCACGGCTAGGAGGAGACACCACGGTCTTGGGCCGCTCGGGTTCCGGCTCGTCTTCGATCACTCCGCGCACGTCGTCGAACTCCGGCAGTTTCGCCAGCTCCTCGTCGATCTTGCGGTAGAGTTCGTCGCCGTACTCGAGCCCCGCCCCGCCCTTGTCCTTTGGCGCAACCAGCTTTGCCTCTATCTTGGCAACGGTCCTTGCAAGGTGCTTGTTCTCCTGCGCCAAGAACCACGCATTGCGATCCATCCATGCCTTCGCGGCCGGGTGAAACGCCGGCTGCTCGGCCGCCTTGGCTTGGTCAGGGGCTCGTTCCGGCGTCTGTGCGTTGCGCTGCAGGCGCAGTTGCAGCAAGGCCTCGCTGGCTTCGTCGTAAGCCGACATGTCGCCTTCGTCGATCGCCTTCTTCTTGCGCTCGATCAGTTCCTGCTCGGCCTTGGTCTGCGTCTCGTTGACCGTCTTGCCGTACTGCTCGCGGATGGTCTTGAGCTGCTCGTCCAGCAGCAGGGCTTTAGCCTCCGCCGCTGCCGCGCGTTCTTCGGCCTCGTGCGCCGATCGGACCAGCTGGTTGATCCTCTCCTGGTAGTCCTTGCGGTTGCGCTTCGGCTTCTCCGCAGGCTCCGCCTTGGCCTCCTCCTGCGGCGGCTCCGGCGTGCCGTCCGGCTTGTCCGAGAACGTGACCTTGTCGGGCTCCGGCACCTCGATGGTGTCCGGCATCTTCTCGGCGGGATCCTCAACCAGCTTGTCGTCCTTCTCTTCGATGTCCATGTCCGCCACCATCAGAGCGGGGTGACGATGGCCGCCGGGTCATTGACCACGGCGAGAACTTCATCATCGTTGATCAG